TAAGCTTTATATCTAGGTCAAGTTTTGATGGTAAAATGCGGGTCTTGGATACCTGAGATTGAAGGTTCAACTCCTTCGACCTAGACCAATTATTATAAATTAACGAAAGAGGTGTTGTTATGACTAATCAAGAAAGATATGAGAAATATGTAAAAGAAAATTGTAAGAACTGTAAAAATAAAGATAAAGATCTATGCGAGATAAGAATATCCGCCTTAAATGACGTAGTCATAACAAAGTGTGCGTACTATGAAAGAAAAGATTAATTATACGAACTGTATGAAATATAAGTGTGAGCAGTGCAGGTATAACAAACAATGTGAGAAGGAAGAAAAAAGATATGAAATTCAAAATAAACAACAGAGAATGGACTATAACAGAAGTATCTCAACAAGCAATAAAGAATATGCAAAACATAAGAAAAGCCAATGAAGAAGAAAATTTAAAATCAATAGATATGAGATATTATGGAATTACATATTGCGATACTTTAAAAATATATATTGATGAAGATTTACCAGAAGCAAGAAAAAAATCAACTTTAATTCATGAACTAACACATTGTTATATAGATAGTTATATAACTCACAGCGAGCAAGAATATTCAGAAGAAGATGTAGCAGATATAGTATCAAATTCTTATGACATTATTCATGAAATAGTAGATAAATATTTTGAGGTGGAAAAATGAATATAAATCAAAGCATTAAAGACAAACAAAGTAGGTGAGAAAAATGGCAAATTTGCAAAATTTAATAAAAAATGAAGATTTAACTCCGAGTCAACGCCGAAAAAATGCAAGTAAAGCAGGAAAAGCAAGTGCAAAGAAAAGGCAACAAAATAAAACTTTTAAGGAGATAATAAACAAGTTTTTAAATGGTCAAGTATCAGATGAAAGCTTAAAACAGCAGATGATAGAGTATGGATTTGCAGATAAAGAGGTAAGTAATAAAAGTTGTGCAGTGTTTGCATTATGGAAAGAAGCGATAAAAGGCAATACAAAAGCATTTGAATTGTTAAGAGATACAATAGGAGAAAAGCCACAAGAAAAAGTCAATATATCTGGAGAAGTTAATAATCCATTTTCAGGAATGACAACAGAAGAGTTGAGAAAGATATTAAATGAATAATAATCTGAAAGAAGAATTAAAAAAACAAGCACGTTTGGAATTAGCCAGACGTGATTTTTTTGAATATTGTAAATTAACTGCACCAGATTTTTATAAAGATGATAGACAATTTTTAAAAAGTATGTGTAATGAATTACAAGACTTTTACAAAAGTGATGATAGAATTTGCGTAATAAATATGCCACCAAGACATGGCAAATCAAGAACAGCAGGAAAATTGGTTGAATGGGTATTTGGAAACAATAATAAAGAAAAAGTAATGACGGGTTCATATAATGAAATATTGTCAACAACATTTGCAAAATCAGTAAGAGATACAATAGCCTCAGAAAAGACAGAAGGAATAATAGTATATAATGACATATTTCCGGATACAAGAATTAAATTTGGCGAATCTAGTGCAAATAAATGGGCTTTAGATGGAAGTGGACAAGCAAATTATTTGGCAACGTCACCAAAAGGAACTGCAACTGGTTTTGGTTGTACTTTAATGATAATAGATGACTTAATAAAGAATGTTGAAGAGGCATACAACGAAAATGTCTTACAAAAACAAATAGACTGGTTTAACAATACAATGCTATCAAGAACTGAAACAGGATTTAAACTAATAATTATTATGACAAGATGGTCTAGTAATGACTTAGCAGGTTACATATTAGAAAACTATGACAATGTGAGACATATAAACTATAAAGCAGTTCAAGAAGATGGCTCAATGTTATGTGATGCAATATTAAATAAAGAAGATTATAAATTAAAAACTAAAAATATGAACAAAGACATTATATATGCCAACTATCAACAAGAACCAATAGATGTAAAAAACAGATTATACACAACATTTAAAACTTATGAAAAATTACCGCCAGCACATTATATTATGAATTATACAGATACAGCAGATGAAGGCGATGATTATTTGTGCTCAATAGATTATCAAATGTATAACAATGAATACTATATTTTAGACGTTATTTTTACACAAGAGCCAATGGAAATAACAGAACCAGCGGTTGCGGAGATGCTGACAAAAGACAATGTGGGAAATGCAAATATAGAAAGTAATAATGGTGGTAGAGGATTCGCAAGAAATGTAATAACAAATTTAAGAAATTTAGGCAATAGACATACAAATGTTAGATGGTTTCATCAAGGAGAAAATAAAGTTGCAAGAATACTAAGTAATTCAACAGGAGTAATGAATAATATATATTTTCCTATAAATTGGGAAGATAGATGGTCTGAATTTGCTAAACATTTAAAACATTATGTAAGAACTGGAAAGAATGAACATGATGATGCTGAGGACTGTTTGACAGGAGTATATGAAAATCCAAAACCTAAAAATACAAATATGACAATGACTAATAAGTCTTTTATAAATATGTAACATCTACATTTTAGTAGGTGTTTTTTGATTGGAGGAAACAATGTTAAGATATAGTAAAAAAAGATTAGTAGAGGAAAGAAGTATAACAGATATATATTTTAAAGCACAAGAAGAATTAAATGTTAGAAAAGAATTATACGAAAAATTCAGAAGAAAATTAACAGATGAAGAACTTGCAAGTTTAGATGATGAAGATATTAAAGTACCACTAGAAAGATATATATCAGTTATGTCAGCTGGTTATTTTGGAGGAAAAGCACCAACATATAAAGTAAAAGCATTTAATGAAGATAAAGATAAAATAATCAAAGAACTATTTAATCACGAAACTAATGATGAACAAGAAATAAAAGAAATAGAATTACTTATAAAGCACATAACAGATTATAACAAAGATGGTTCACATTTTTTACATATGGTATTAGATTATTTAATAAAAAGAGCATGTTATGAAATATATTATAAAGATGAAACAACAGGAGAAATAACAATAGCAAGAAGTGATGCATTAGAAACAGTTGCTATATGGGATTATTCATTACCTAAAAACTTAATAGGTTTATATAGAATAATTCGTACATATATGGCAAATGGTGAATATCAACAAATGGTAGAATTAACAACAGCAGATGGAAAAAGATATTATTACGATACACCTGAAAAAAGAAAGATGTTTGGTACACCTGCATATGAACAAAAATTCAAAGACGAACCATTATTTAAAGAAAACGAAAAAGAAAAACAACCTAAAAAATGGGATGATGATATACCAGCAACGGCAATAGAAAATTGCGATGGAATGGCAATATTTGAACCTGTAATAAGTTTAATAAAAGCATATGAAAGATGTATTCAAAATTCAAGAAATGTATTTAAGTATAATGATGAAGCAATATTGAAAGTTATAGGATATCAACCAGAAAATCCAATGATTATCCAAAATGAAAAAGGCGAAGACATTATAAATCCAGCAAGACAAAAAGAAGATGAATATGTATTAACAAGCAGAGTTAGGTATCTTGACGGAAATAAAGATGTAAATAGTGATATAGCATGGGTTGAAAAAAATGTTAATGATACAGCATTGCAAAATCATAAAAAGACATTAATGGATATTATATGTTTATGCTCATTCTGCCCTAATATGACAGACCTTGGATTTACATCAGCAGATAATAATTCAGCACTTGAAAAGAAATTCTTTAGTTTACAACAATATATAGCAACATTCGAAGGAGATTTTCTTGAAGGATTAACAAGAAGATGGAGAATAATATTAGAAAAATTCAATAAAGAAAAAGGTAAAACATATGACTTTAGAGATATAGAAATAAAACTAAATAGAAATTTGCCTTCTGATAAAGCGACAGACATAACAAATGCATTGAAAGTAAGAGGCTTATTACCAGATGAAACAGTTATAAATTTATTAAATCTTGATTTAGATGCAACAAGCGAATTGGCAAAAATGGATTTACAAAACGAAGAGAACATTCAGAAAAATCTAGAGCAAATGCAAATGATGGGACAAGCAGGAGTAAATGAGCAATCAAATGACAATCCAAATGAAAGTAATAAGAATAAAGACGACAATAAAGTAACAGATTTAACAGTACAACAAAAAGCACAGAAATTAACAGCAGACAACAAGAAAGAGCAAACTAAGGCAGTTAATAAGCAAATTAATAAAGAATAGAGGTGTTTTATATGTGGGAGCAACATGATAGCTATATGAAACAATTAAAACAACTATATAATAAAACATCAAAACAAACTCAAAACAAGCTTCAAGAACTACTAGATACTTTTAGTTTTACATCAGAGAATATATACAATATAGCAGACAATAAAACTAAAAAAAGAATAAATATTTATATAGAGTCTTGGAAAGAACAAGGACTATTAAAAAATAATAATTACTTTAGTGTATTAGCAAACAATATTTATAGAAGAACACGAGTAAAGAATAGTGAAATACTAGAATTACTTATTTATAGTGCATACGTAGAAGAACAAAACAAACTTGAAGAGCAAGAAAAACAAATAATGTATGAAGATACAAATTATTACTATGAAGAAGGACAAAAAGAAGTAAATAAAAAGAAAAAGTCATCAATAATTCCGATGGCTTTATTTCTTGCATTATTAGACCAACCTAATTACAGTGGATTTAATTGGAAACAATACATTGAAGTTACAATGCAATATAATGCACAACAAATATACAAACAAGCAATTTTAAATATACAACAACAAAAAGACCTAGAAATTGATTCTAGTGAGTATCAGAATATAATAAACAAACAGAATAATCAAAGACTTAATATAAATGGCAATAAAATATCAGGCTATATGGATTTAACAATGATAGGATTAAATAACTTAGCAAAAGTTGAAGGTATAAAGTCAACAACAGAAGATAATTCAAAAGTTAGATTTATAGCAGTAGAAGATGACAAAACAACATTGATGTGTGATAGTTTAAACAATCTAGAGTTTTATATTAACAAAGAAAATGTATTTGACAGATATTATGGTGAGACACAAAAAGAGCTAACAATACAAAGAATTAGATGTAATGGATTAGTTTTAGGTTTAAATCTTCCACCTATACAGCATCATTTTCATTACTGCCGTTCAACTATTATATACAATAGTAATTATACAAGTGAAGATTTTAGAAATGGAAATGTTTTAGGAGAAGAACAATATAAATCATTAGAACAATATCTAAAAAGTATGTCTTATAAAATTAACTCAAAATTATACAATAATGAAACTTTATCAGAAGAAGATAAGGAATATATACAGAATTTAGATAATGCATTAAAAGGAATGCCAATATATAAAGGATGGGTTAAAAGATGTGTTTATGTAAGAGATAGTGAAGATGTTTCAAACATATTGTCTATATTTGATAATGAGCAAAGAATTGGACATTGGAATAGTTATATATCTTCATCACTAGAAATATATGATACAAGTTTTAAAATGATAATGAGGATAAAATCTAAAACAGGAAGAAATTTGTCTACATTAAATGATGAAGGTGGAGGAGAAATATTGTTTATGAGGAACACAGACTTTCAACTAATTGACATAAAAAATAAAAATGGTATAATATATGTTAAATTGGAGGAAGTATAGTATGGAAAATCCAGATAGAAAAATAGAATTAACTAAACAAGAAAAAAGAAGTAGTTTAAAAGCACAATTTTGGAATGATAAACAAGAAATAGATAAAAATACACCACTTATGAGAAAAATAGAAAAAATATGTAAAAATATAGATTTTAAAAATTAAAAATAGCACTTACTAAATAGTAGGTGCTTTTATTATGGAAAGAAGGTGAAAAAATGAACGATAGAGCAAAATATTTAGCAGTAGATGAAGAAAAAAATAACAGAATACAACATATAAGAGAATGTTTCTCAATTATCTATGATGAAATTGATTTAAAGTGCAAATCAAGCAGAGAAACATCATTAGCATTAACAAAATTAGAAGAAGCACAATTTTGGGCTATAAAAGGAGTAACAAGGGAGGAAAAATAATATGTGGTTATTAGTTTTAATATTAAGCATTAAATTACAAATGCCAACTTGGTATTTGATTATGTTTACTATAATAACAATATTTAGGCCATTTATAGGGCTATTTTGTAATATTATAGAGAATGAAATAATAAAAACAACAAATAAAATTGATACACCAGATAAGGTATTAAAAGATACACTGGAGCATTCAATTAATAAATAAGTTATTAATATTTTAAAATTATAGATTAAGGGCTAAGTCGACTAGCTCTTATTTTTATGCCCTAGATATGGCTTTAAACTGTCTATTGTTGTTTGGTTAGACTTCCGTAAAAAGTCAAAATAGTTTGGTTATAACAACCGTAAAAGTTAAGGAGGAATTTCATTGTGGAAGATAATGGAGAAGTAAAAAAAGATATGGAATCTACTGCCGAGAGTGTAGAAAAGGTTGAAATATCAAAAGTAGAAGAAAACAAAGAAAAAACTTTTACAAGAGATGAAGTAAATAAAATGATTAATGCTGAAAAGCAAAAACAAAGACAAGCAATTTTAGAAGAAATGGAAGCAAAAAAAGCAGAAGCTGACAAGCTTGCGAAAATGGACGCAGACCAAAAGAAATCTTATGAATTGGAGCAAGAAAGAGCTAGAGCAAATAAAGCTGAAAATGAACTAAATGCTTATAGACTAAAAGACGAAACAATTCGTCAAGCAAGTCAAAGAGGTATTTCATTAGGATATATAGAAACTATTGATTTTTCAAGAGAAACAGCTGAAAGTATTAACTCTAAATTAGATATATTTGAAAAAGTATCAAAAGCAGATAGAGAAAAAGCAATAAGTGAGTATTCTAAAGAACCAGCACCACAAACAGGAGAAAGGGTAACTCAAAAAGATATAAGCCAAATGAGTTATACAGAATTGGCAGAATATCTAAATAAACACCCAGAAGTAAATTTATAAAAAGGAAGGTAATAAAAAATGGGAAAATTTGATTCAAAAAGTTTTAATGAAAAAGCATTTAAGTATTCAGTAGAAAGAATACCAAATTTAAAAACAAACGAGTTAAAGAAATCAAGAGCTTTAACAGGAAACGAAGATATTCGAAAAGTATTTGCTGATGAAGATGGTACAGCATACGCAAGAATAGCTATGCGAGGACTATTAGAAGGTGATGCAGTAAATTATGATGGACAAACAGATATAACAGCAACATCAACCAAAACATTTGAAAGAGGGGTTGTAGTTGTTGGTAGAGCAAAAGGATTTGTAGAAAAAGACTTTTCATATGACATTACAGGTGGAAAAGACTTTATGCAAAATGTTGCTGAACAAATAGCAGATTATAAAGATGGATTAGACCAAGATACAATATTATCAGTATTAAAAGGTATATTCTCAATGACAGGAACTAAAAATTTAGAGTTTGTTAATAAACATACAACAGAAGTAAAAGGAAATGTTGGAGCAACCACATTAAATTCTGCAACAAACAAAGCATGTGGAGCCAACAAAAAGAAATTTGCATTAGTATTTATGCACTCAGATGTTGCAACAAACATTGAGAACTTAAATCTATTAGAGCACTTAAAATATACTGATAAAGACGGTATAACAAGAGAGCTGGATTTAGGTACATGGAATGGCAAGTTAGTAGTAATAGACGACGATATGCCAACAAAGGATGTTGAAGCAACATATGTGAAGACAGCTGATACATCAATCGCAGTAGGAAAAACATATTATACAAAATCGGGAACAAAATATACAGAAGTTGCTAGTCCAGCGGTAGAAAGTATAGGCAACTACTATGAAGTATCAGAAGAAGCTCATACAGAATATACAACATATGTATTAGGTATAGGTTCAATAGATTACGAAGACCTAGGGGTAAAAGTTCCATATGAAATGGATAGAGATGCAGCAAAAAACGGAGGACAAGATACTTTATACATAAGACAAAGAAAAGTATTTGCACCATATGGAATTTCATATGAAAAAACTTCACAAGCCACATCATCTCCAACTGATACAGAACTTGAAAATGGAGCTAATTGGGCATTAGTAAATTCAGGAGAAGCTGAAGAAAATTCTAGAAGTTATATAAATCACAAAGCTATTCCAATTGTAAGAATAATTTCAAGAGGATAGTAGAAAGGAAGGCAGTAGATGTTAAAACAAATAAAAGATAGATTAGGAGCAAATTATATTGAAAATACAGATAATGTAATACAAGACATCATAGATGATATGACTTCTATTGCCTGTGATGCTTCTAATCGTAATAAAGAAGATATAAAGTTATTTCCATACATAAAAAAGGCAGTTATATCTGAATATAACGCTAGAGGAGCAGAAGGGCTATTAAGTCGTAATGAAGGTTCTATTTCAAGTTCATTTAATGATATAGAGAAAAAATTGAGAATTGATGTATCAACAATAAGGAGGTTGCCTTAATGTTATTACGAGATTTAACAGAGGTATATATATCAGAGTATGAAGAAATAGAGGACCACGGCGAAACTGAAAAGAAATGGAAATACAAAGGCATAGCTTGGTTAAACACGCAACAAGACGTTAGTGAATTAGACAGAAAATCGACTGGCGAAGTCGATTATAGTACATATAAAGCTCGTACGACTAAAGATTATGATATACAAAAAGGAGACGGAATATCATTTAAAGATATCTCGGAATTAGAGGAGTTTAAGCCTCAATATAAAGTAACTGATAAAAATAAAATAGGAAGTACTTATTTATATATATGTGAGAAGGTGCAAGAATGATAAGTTGTAAAATTAAAGTGAAACATAATTTCAAGAATATAAATGCTATAACTCAAAAATTGCCACAAATAGCAAAAGAGATAACCGAAGATGTTTTGAAGAACATTAGAGGTTATGCTGTAAGGCTAGAAAAAGGACATAATGAAGAAGGTATATTAGTCGAAATGGTTGATATGTCTACTAAAGAAGTGAAGGGGCGTGTTTATGCGGACCCTTCAAAATTTATGTCTAATGGAGTTTCATATTTATTTTTTGAATACTTTGGCACAGGACAGTGGGCAGAAATGCCACATGTTCCAAATCCAACAGAACATTTTAAGAAAAGTGGCTACACAGAATGGTTCATTCCAGTGTCTAAAGTAGAAAAAGCATTACCATATCCGATTGTGAATATTCAAGGAAAGGACTTTTACATTGCACATCGGGGTACCTGCTAACCACTTTATGGGTAATGCAAGTTTTCAAAGTAGAGAAGAAAATGCAGATATTGTTAAAAAGAAAATTGAAGCAATGCTAAAGGAGGTATGCAGACAATGAAAGATTTAAGTATAAAAGAGTTTTCTGATTTAGTTTATGATAAACTAAAAGATTTATATAAAAATAAACCAATTTTAAGTAATCCTAATACAGAAAGTAAGTTTCCAATATTAGAATTGCATACACCTTTAAAATCTGTAAATAAATCAGAAAATGCATTTCCTATATTTTCTACATTTCAAATATCAATAACTTGTTGGGATGCAAAACAACGTCAAGCTATGCAAATGACAGATGAAGTTGATACAAAACTTCAAGAATATAATTTTATAAGGACAAATACCAGTCCTGCAGTATATGACCAAATACTGCAAAAATACGGCATAACAATAACATTTGAGGTACGTTATAATTCAATAACGACCTCTTTTAATTTTATAAGATAATAAGGAGGAATTTAAAATGGATCCAAAAACAAGTACATTAACAAAATTATTTCATGCTGACACATTAGCAGATTTACAAGCAGAAGCTAAAAGAAAACAAGTAGCATTTGTACAAAGCATACCAGAATTTTTAAAAGCACCAGAAGGAATAACATATAGTGCTTTAGATATTCCAGATGAAAGACAAGCAGAAGGAAGACAAAAAGCAGAAAGTTTAGAAATAGAGATATTATTCAAGGAAGACCAATACGACGAATTAAAAGCATTGCAAACTGCTAAAACAAATGGATATTGGGCAATTCAACTACCAGAAAGTACAGCGTCAACAACAGGAAAACCATTAACATGGTACTTTACTGGGACATGCTTTATTGGCATGAGTGAAATTGCTATAGATGATATGTTAAAATCAAAAATAACAATCTATAGAAGCTCAGAGATTAAAGAGAGCAAAGGCTTTCCAACAGCTAAATAATTTTAACGAGGAGGCATAATGGAGGCTACTTTTTCAGCAGCCTCGCATAATGCCTTCTCTCTTTTATAAAGGAGAGAAAATAGAATGATAATAGAAACAAAAAATAAAAAAATTAATTTAGTACTAAAAACAAGAAAAATAGTAGAAATAACTAATCTACTAAAAAATAAAAATTTTGAAGAAGCTTTTGTAAAAGCATATTCAATAATAGATCCAGAAACATTAGGTATATTAATATACAAATTAGCAGAAACAGAAGATGGATTTGCATTATTTAAAGACATAGATGAAGTTTATGACTTTATGGATGAATGTAGAATTGAAGGATTGAATTATAATGAACTATATAAGAGAATTGCAGAGGCTTTGAATGAAGAGGGTTTTTTCAAAAAGAAGATGTCAAAGAAAGACCTAGAAAGTTTGACATCAAATCCTTTATCAACAATAAATATGAACGAGATAGTTCAGAAATCAACAGAAAATGCAATGAGCAAAATAGCAGAACAACAGTTTCAAGGCTACAAGGGTTAGATGATATAATAAAAGGCGTAAGGGACTCTAAAAACTTAGTTGAACTAATATATGCACTAGAACCTCTTGCGTATTACTTTGACCTAAAACCTGGGGAATTTTGGAATGCAAGATACTCAGAAATAAACATATATTGCCAAACACACATAGTAAAAGTTGTAGATGACTTAAAACGAGAAATAAATTTACAAGAAGCGGTAACAAATAAACTTATAAGAGCAGATAGTATGAGTAGAAATCCTAAAATAGTATCAATTAGAGACAGTTACAAAGAGTTATTTAAAGAAGAACAACAGCCACAATCTCCAGAAGATATTATAAAAAGAATGAGAAATATAATGAAAGCAGAAAAAAACATGTAAAATTATACTGTTCGACAAAATTCGACACATTACATAGAAAATTAGTGATATAATTTATTATATATGAAGTAAAAGGAGATGAACTATATGAAATGTCCAAAATGTGGCAGTGAAAATGTAACAATTAATATGCAAGAAGTTGGAAGTAAAACTCAAAAGAAAAGTAATAGCATGGGACACAAGATGGCACATAGTGCCATGAGAGGGACAGCAGGGTTGTTTACTTTGGGACTATCTAATTTATTTATTCCTAAAAAATTAGAAGGAAAAGAAAAAACAAAAACAACATTGGAAAAGATATGTTTATGCCAAAGTTGCGGTTATGATTGGATCATAAAATAAGAATAACCAAATAAGACACTTACTTAGGTAGGTGTTTTATTTTTACAAAATTTTTGAAAAATTTAAAAATACCTCTTGACTTTTGTTATAAAAGAATATACAATATTGATATCAAAAATGATATCAAATTTGAAAACAAAAGAAAGGAGGAAGAAATGTTAAAGAAAAAAGGATTTGTACAAAAAACATTTAGATTGGATTGTAATGTTAATGAAGATTTTGAAACATTATCAGAAATTTTAGAAAGAACACAAAATGATTTAGCCAATGTTGCAATAGAAGAGTTGATTAATGACAATAAATATTGGATTGCTAAAAATATACTTGTAGATTATGCATCTGATTTTTTTTATCAATATGAGGATACAATTTTTGAAGTATGTGGAATGCATGTGGAATTAAAAGAAATAAAAGAAGATATTTTTTATCTAAAAATAGTGCAAAAAGATGCAAATGGAGTCATAATACAACAAATCGAAAAGGAATACAATGCTATAGAAGATAAAGAATATGATAAGAAAATAATAAAAGAATTGAGATATTTTGGTTCATTAATTGATTATAATGCCAAAGAAGTGCAAGAATATTTAAGAGAAAAATTAAATTACAAGTAGAAAGAAGCCCATTGACTATATCTTGGCGGATATATGGACTTCTTACCAAGTAGAAATAACTCTACCTAGATATAATTATAACATAGGTAGGAGTCTATTTCAAGTATGAAATTTGAAGGAGGCTCTTTTATTATGGAAATAAAAGAAAAAATAAAAAATTATTACACTGGAATGGGTGTTAAAGTAGATAACGATTATATAGAAGGCATATTAAAAGATAGTGAAAGAACTAGTAAAATTATAAGGCTTTATAAACAAGAAGAAGTAAATGCAATGAATTATATTTTAGGAAAACCTCAAAGTAACAACTATTTTACACAATTTGAACTTGAAGCGATGAGTGAAATTAACTTACTTAATCGAAAAGTTGTAGAAATCTGTAAGAGTATATATGCAAAAGAAATTTTGGGAGGTGTAAGATAATGAGTGATTTAATGATATTCAAAAACGAAGAATTTGGAGAAATTAGAAGTTTAGAGATAGATAATGAACCATATTTCATAGGAAATGAAATAGCAATGATATTAGGATACAAAAACACAAGAGATGCAATATCAAAACATGTAGATGAAGAAGACAAATTATCTGATGTCGCATTTCGCGACGGTAGCCAAAATAGAAAAATGACAGTAATAAATGAAAGTGGATTATATAGCTTAATAATGTCAAGCAAACTACCAAATGCAAAAAAATTCAAAAGATGGGTAACAAGCGAGGTATTACCAAGTATAAGAAAAACAGGAGGATACATAGCTGGAGAAGAAAAGATGACAGAAGATGAATTAATCTTAAAGGCTATGAATGTACTAAATGCAAAAGTAGAAAATCTAAGAAGTGAAAATAAAAATTTACTTGCAGAGAGCAATAAAAAAGACCAACTAATAGGAGAATTAAAGCCTAAGGCTGATTATACAGATAGAATATTAAAATGTGATGATTTAACAAAAGTAAATGTAATAGCTTGTGATTATGGATTTACAGCAACTGAATTTAATAAGATGTTAAATAAATTTAGTATTCAATATAAAGAAGGAGCAAGTTGGTTATTATATAAGAAATATAGAGGTAAGGGTTATACACAAACAAAGACATTTGAGTTTACACATTCAAATGGAACACAAGGAAGCAGAACAAGTATGATGTGGACTCAAAAAGGTAGATTATTCTTATATGAGTTCTTAAAGGGAAAAGGTATACTTCCAAGAATGGAAGAAGAACAATTATCAATAGATTAAAACTAAAGCACCAATTACTGGTGCTTTTTATAATGAAAGATATCAGAGAGGGGGAATGACTTATCACTGTAGAAGAAATAGAGATAATAGTAACTGCAAAGGTAGAAGAAGCCTTAAAAGAGTTTCAAAAGATACTACCTGAAATGACTAAGATTATAAAACAAACACAAGAACAATTAGCAAATGTAGATATGTCAAAGTTACAAAAGGCAGTAAAGCAACAAATGCCATTATTTAAGAAGCAAATTCAGAACTTAAAGAAAAGCATTGAAAATAATGATATATCTATAAAAATTGACAATAAAGATGCAGAGAAACAAATAAGTCAAACACAAAAGCAAATAGATAGTCTAAATGAAAAAATAAATGCTCGACAAATGAAATTAAACGTAATAAATCCACAAATTGATAAAATAGTTGACGATACAAGAAAAAATGTAACACCAGAAGGAATAAATCCAAATGACAAAGCAATGGACACAACTGTAAACAATGCATTAAATGGCAATAAAGATTTTACGTCATTAAATAGTCAAGCACAAAAATTATATACAGAAATAGAACTGTATAATAAGCAACTTGACGTCGCAAAATCTAAAATGGCTGAATTAAAACAACAAACATCACAAACAGCAACTACTCAAAATAAATTGAGTAGCCTTTTTTATGCACTAAAGCCTGCTTTAAGTCAAATAACAAGTGAATGTAAAAAAATCAGCAATGGATTTTTGAGTTTAGTTAATCCTTTGAATTATATAAAAAGCATAATAAAAGGAATAACTAACAAATTAAAAGGAGCAGGCGGAAATGTAAAACAAGGATTAGGGCAAATTTTAAAATATGCAGGAGCATTATTTAGTTTAAGAAGCATTTATTCTGCATTGAGCAGTAGTGCAAATGCGTGGTTATCAAGTCAAAATGCACAAGCAAAACAATTAAGTGCAAATATAGATTATATGAAGTATGCAATGGGTTCAGCTCTATCACCAGTAATTCAATTTGTGACAAATTGTGTATATCAATTATTAAAGGCAGTTCAATCTGTAGTTTATGCTTTATTTAAAGTAAATATATTTGCCAATGCAAGTGCGTCAGCATTTAAAAATGCTCAAAAACAGGCTAAGAACACAAGTAAAAGCTTATCAAGTGTACATAGCGAAATTAATAATGTTGGAGACCATAACAGTGATGCAAGCCCTAATGTAGGAGATTTGTCAAGCATAGATAATCAGATGTCTCCATTATCACAAAAATTATATGATTTTTTTAAACCACTTGTAGATAGCTGGAACAAATATGGAGCAACTTTAATAGAACAAATAAAGACTACAGCTGGACAGATTGCAAGTTTAATTTCATCAGTATGGGAAAGTGTTGAAAAGTTAATTACAAATGGGACTGTATATACATCATTAGAATTAATTTTAGCAATTATAGGAAACATAGCAGAAGCTTTTTCAAATGCATGGAAATATGAGGGCAATGGAGATACAATTATTCAAACAATGGCAGATATGTTAAATAGTATCCTTAATACAATAAGGAAAATAACGGCAAGTGAAGGTTTTCAAAAGTTTTTAAATGGGGTATCTAATGCTTTTTCTGGAATACTTACTTTTACAAAGCCAGTATTAGATGACTTTTTGAGTCTAATTAAGCCATTAAGTGAAATAGCTCTTTCAATAGCAGGAGATATTTTAAATTCAATAGGAAATGCTTTAAAATGGATTGGAGATAATGAAATTGCAGTAACAATTCTTGAATCTTTGGCTATAGCAATCGGTTTAGTTGTTGCAGGAATAAAATTATATAATTTTGTGCAGTCGGGAGCTTTAGTAGCAACTTTAAAACATACTGCAGCATTAATTGCACAAGGAGTAGCATGGGTAGCAGCTAATTGGCCTATATTATTAATTGTAGCAGCTATTACCGCCGTAATTGCTATTATAATTTTATGTGTTAAACATTGGGATGAAATAAAAGAGACGGTAACTAATGTTTGTAATAAAATGAAAGAAACAGTATCTAATTGGGTAAATAATGTTGGACAGTTCTTTTCAGATTTAAAAATTAACATTGTTAATAAGGTTACTGAAATAAGAGACGGTATAAAAAATAAATTCCAAGAGGCATATAACGGAATAAGGAATATTTTTAGTAATATAGAAAATTTCTTTAATGGTATTTGGAAGAACATAAAAAATACGTTCACTAATTTAGGAACAAGTATAGGAAAAGCTATTTCAGGAGCAGTTAAAACTGGTATTAATGGTGTTATTTCATTAATAGAGAAGACAATAAATACTGCAATAAGGTTAATTAATGGAGGAATAAAATTAATTAATTTAATACCAGGAGTTTCAGTTGGAACAATAAACACTTTGAATTTACCTCGTTTAGCAAAAGGAAATGTCGCTTATGATGAAACTTTAGCCATATTTGGAGAGTACTCAGGTGCAAGCAACAATCCGGAAATAACAACGCCACAAAACATTATGCGTGATACATTTGAGGATGTATTATCTAATTATGGAGGAAATAATCAACCAATTAGTTTAAATTTAACAGTTAATGTAAGCAATAAAAAACTGGGACAAATATTATTAGACGACTTAAGAGACAAAACAAGAAGAACTGGAAAAGATATAGAAGCTTTAGTAGGAGGATAAAGTTATGTTATGGAAATTAAATGGTAAAATAATGAAAACACCAAGTACATATAAAGATAATATAGAAGATACAGACAATGATAGTTATACATCAAAAGTAACAGGTACATTAATAGACAACCCAATTGCAGTAGGAATGTTAAAACTTGAGATGTCTTGGGACTATTTAAGTGAAGAAGAAGCAGAAGAACTATTACAAGCAACATATCAAAACCCAATGGTAGTTACAGTAAAATGCCCGTCGGTTAAAGGCGGTATGTTAGAAAATGCTAAATTCAGAGTAAGCAAAAGAACAAGTGAAATGCATAAGACAGGATTAGATGAAGACACTTCCAAATCAAAATGGAAAGTGTCTTTTAATTTAATGCAAAAGGAATTAACGGCACAGCAAAAAGCAACAGTAAATAAAGCAAAGGGGTTGAGCTAATGTACGAAACAAGTGAAAAATGGAAACAAAATATATATGAAAACCCAGTTTGTGCAATGAATATTTACATAGACGATGTATTAGTAAATCCAGACTATATTTTAGACTTTAAAAAGGGCGGAAATGCATTTGAAGAAGAGTTCTGCTTAGGTGGTACACCAAGCCAATACGTTGAAATGAAGCTATATAAAGATAAAATGCCAGAATCTCTCAAAAAAATAAGAGTGGAATATGGAATTTTAATTAATCATGCATTAACAGTAGCGGAAGTAAATGCAATGTTGGTAGGAACATTAAATGGAATACCAGTCAAAAGCTTAAGTAGTAATGATAGTAGTTTCGAAATGATACCAATTGGAATTTATAATGTAGATGATTACACAGACAATGATGATAATACAATAACAATAAAAGCACTTGATAATATGATTAAATTTGAATTTAATTATGATGGTAGTGAATTAATATCAAAAGGTGAAGCAACATTATTAGAAGTTGCACAAGATATCTGTAAAAAAGCAGGAGTAGAATTAAATTCTACTTCTTTTTTAAACTCAGATAAGAAAGTAGCTGTTTATGATAATACTGTAACCGCAAGGAAATATATAAGTTATATTGCAGAAAGTGCTGGTGGATTTGCTTGTATTGATAGAAAAGGAAAGTTATGCTTTAGAAAATTCTATCAAGATGAAACAGAAATTCCTCTTGAAATATTTGGAGAATATAAATGGGGTGAAGAATTTAAAATTTCAAAAGTATCTTATGAAGATGGAATAAGAAGTTTTAAATTTGGAGATGACACAAGAAATAATCTTTGGATAAATCAAGAAAATATGTACATTGTTGATGAAGACCAAGTTCAAAAAATCTACAACGAAATAAAGGATTTGACATCAAATACTTTCGAGGGTAAGACTGTAATAGATCCAGCAATAGATCTAGGAGACAAGATAGTTATAGACGGGAAAAATGTTATTTATCAAGGCGAAATGTCATTAGAAGGAAGCTTTATTGCACAAATATCTAGTAAAATTCAAATAAAGCAAAAAGAAGAAACAACAGTAAAAAAAGAAAGCCAAAAAGTTGTAAATAGGAAAGTTCAAAGTAGAATAGATCAAGCAGAAGGAAAAATCGAACAATTAGTTGAAGAAACATCAGAACAAAGTCAAAAACTAACAAAAGTAGAACAAACAGTTGATAGCATATCTCAAAAGGTATCAGATATTGAAGACTTAACTCGAACAGCAGAAGGAATAAAGACTGTAACATTAGAGAATTGTATAGAGGCTAACCTGCTAGAATTACACATATATGGAAATAATACAGTATTTAATTATTTATTGCTAGATGATAAATTAACATTAGATGACAATTTGTATTTAGAGGGAGATGACCTCATAAGTGTAACTGATAAAGATAACAATATAAAGACATATTCATTAGGAATAACAGAGGCGTTAAGACAAAATAACAAAGTATGCGATGAATTTGTTTTAGAAAATGGACAAGCTAAGGTTATTAGAAGAGTAAATAAGAGTGGGTCAACGAAAGCAAAGGAAAGCGTAGAAAACTTAGGAAAGCTTGAAATATCTCTAAAAGAAGGAACTAATACAATTACAATAAACAATTATACAGCAAAAATAAAAGCAAAATATGTAATAAAAAGTGCATATTCAGATACTTTTGCAACAAAAGTAGAAATGAATAGCGAGATTAAACAAACTAAGGAATCAGTAGATTTATCAGTAAATAAAAAGCTAGAAGATTACAGCACAACAACAGAAATGAATAGTGCTATAAGTTTAAAAGCTGGCGAGATTACGAGTTCAGTAAGTAAAACTTACGAAACAAAAGAAAATGCAACAAAACAATATTCTAATATCAAACAAACAACGGATAATATAACTTCTGTGGTTGGAAAGAAGGTTGGAAACGATGAAATTATTTCAAAAATTAATCAAAGTGCTGAACAAATACAAATCGATGCAGATAAAATTAGTCTTAAACGGAAAGGAGATTAATTTAACTGGAGATAATACAATAATCAAAAGTAATAACTTTAATGTTGATAAAAATGGTAATATGACATGCAATAATGCAACTGTAAATGGAAAAATAACAAGTAATGATGCAACAATAACAGGAGGCAAGATTACTATATCTGGAAAAGGAGATGCAACTGATTTATTGCGAATAAGTGAACAGAATAATACATCGCATTTCTCTTATATACAACCAATTGGGGCTGGGTTTGTTTATGGAAGTAGTGATAATGCTGTATATATAGGTGCTGGCTCAACATCATTGGTATCTGTTGGTGATAATAATGGAACAACTGATATAACTGGAGCTGGAATAAAAACACCAATATTAACTCAAACATCTTTAGAAGAAAAAAAGAAAAACTTTGAAAAGATGAAAGATAATGCGATAGAAATAATAAATGGTATAGATATATACAGATATAACTTAAAAACTGAGAATGATAAAGATAAAAAGCATATTGGTTTTGTTATAGGAGACAAGTATAACTATTCGAAAGAAGTAACATCACTTGACAACACAGGTGTTGATACATATTCATTTGTAAGTTTATGTTGTAAGGCTATTCAAGAGCTACATGCACAAATCGGTAATATGCATAAAGAAATAGAAAAATTGAAAGGAGCAAAAGAATGATTGAAATTGACTTTCAAAATGGTAAAACTAAATTAAATAAAGAAATGTTTGATACTTTTCAAAATAATATAAAAATGGCTATAAATGATGCAATTTTAGAAGTCAAAAAAGCAGAAAATCCGGTTGGACATATAAGAATGGAAACAACAAATATTAATCCAGCCACATATTTAGGATTTGGAACATGGGTGTTATGGGGAAGTGGAAGAGTACCTGTTGGAGTCGATGCATCAGACAACGACTTTAAAACAGTCGAAAAGGCTGGAGGTTCAAAAACTGCAAATATCTCACATACTCACACAATAGCAAGTCATAATCACGGAGGAAACACTGGAAGTACAGTACTAACAGTAAATCAAATACCAGAACATACACATGATATTTGGCAGACTAGCGGAGGTTCTGCACAATCAGTGGAGGCTAACGCGTTGTCTGTAGCTACTGCTTGGAGTAAAACTTTAAGAAACGTGGAAAATTTTGCAAAGAGTAAAGGTGGAGGTGCAGGACACACTCATACAATTTCTGCATCAGGACAACAAACAACAAAGTCTGCAGGTTCTACATCACTGTCGTTATTGCAACCATACATAACTTGCTATATGTGGAAAAGAACAGCATAGGAGGTTTAAAATGAGCGAAACAACTAATTTAAAATTATTTAAGCAGGACAATCCAACGACAAATACAAATAATTTTGATATTGAAAAAACATTAAATGACAACTGGGACAAGCTAGATGAAAATGCTGGAACTACAAACAAAAAACTAGAAAGTTTAGAAAAAGTCGATAGCACAACAAATGAAACTATAACAGCAATACAAGAAGAACAAACAACACAGAATGAAAATATAGAGAAAAATGCAGAGGGTATAGCACAGAATAAAAAAGATGTTGATGAAGAGTTGACTAAAATAAAAAAAGAAAATAGTTTGCTGAAGTCACAAATACCAGAAGGACATGCAAGTGGTAATAACATACATCTTGAAGATAGCTCAAATATGGATTTTGAGTGGAAGTTAAGAGGTGGAAGTAGACAAGAAATGAGAGAAGGCTATAATCTGGCAAATTTAGATGCAGACTCTTTTATTAAAAATGGTGTTACA